GACCATCTTGGTTTTAATAAATTTTATTCAGGTAGTTATCCTGAAGGTGACTATGCTGATGTTGCCGCAAAATATAATACTAAAGAACTTGAACATGAACACGAAGAAAAATTAAGACAAGACCACGGACCTGTATTTTTCCTTAAAAACTTTCCAAATTTTAGTTCACCATTCTGGAATATGAAACAAGCAGAAGATAGTCCATTAGAATGTGGTCACGCCAAAAAAATTGATGTAATCATTAATGGTATCGAAACAATCGGTAGTGCACAACGTTCTACTGATACTGCTGAAATGAGAAAACAATTTTACAATATTAGCGAAGGTGGATATGCCAATATTTTATTTAGCAATTTTACTAAAGAACGTGTTGAAAAAGAATTAGATGAATTTTTAAGTTTTAAATTTTTTGAACGTTCAGGTGGTGGAATTGGAATTACACGTTTAATTAAAGTTATGAAAGAATCCGATTTACTTTAAATATTTTTTTAACACTATTAGACATATAAATGCTAATTAATTATAATTTTTTTTGTAATTTATTATTTATTTATAAAAAAAATAATTCTATATATGATATTACATATTATCACAAATATATTCAATTTCTTCTTTTGTAATGTTAAAATAATCATATATCTCCTTATGATTTCCAGAATATTCTATGGTTGGAATAGGAAAACTTTGTAATATTCTTATATTGTTAAAATTTCCCCAACGACAAATATTATTTATAAATACATATAATGGATGCTATAATATTTGTAAATATTTTTTTGCTTGTTCTTCATTAGAGCATATTATAAATACGATTGATTGTGTCATTCCACAATTATCAATAAATACATTATACTTATCTGTTGTTGATATAAATATTTTATATCCTTCTTGAAATTTATGAGGTTTTGATGAATATACTGTTTGACTTGGTGTATGAATTAATTTGTATTTAAATTCTTCTGTTTTTTCATTACGAATAAATTCCGCTTTTGTATATTTATGTAAATCACTACTGGTTTTAACATCAAATTTTGATAGAGTTGTATTATCAATTGTTTTTGATAATATATTTTGAACCATTTGATTATATAATAATGGAATGTATCTACGTTGTTTTGATATTACTGAACTAGTATATTCTTTTTTTTTCCATATTCCAGAAACATTAATATTTTTGTAGAAAGCACAATTTTGAATTATATACCAAGTAAAACTTGAACCAATTTTTTTGAAATATTTTTTTGCAGTGTGTATATCCAAATGAATTATTTGTAATGATGTAATTATTTCAATTAATAAATTCCTATCTGCATAAGACATCCAATTATCCGGCGTAATAAATAATAAATAACCATTTGGTTTTAGTTGTGATAATGCTTTTTCAATAAAATCCTTAATTAAGTTGTGATTTTTGGATGCCCTTTTACCATTTTCTAATAATTTTGCATATGGTGGATTCGCAACAATTAAATCATATTTTTTAGTATTATTAAATGTAATAAAATCATAGTTAGTTATTTGTAAATTGTATTTTTCATTACAAAATACACTGCGCACATTTTCTAATCTACTTTCATTAATATCATTAAATTCTAATATTTGTTCTAATATTTTTTTTTTATCGTGATACTTTAACAATTCAAATATTATAGGAATACTGAAATTTCCATTACCACAACAAGGGTCTAATATGGATAAATCACTTTTTCCCCATAACTCGTTCGGGATTTTACTTATCATTTCACTTATACAATCAATCGGTGTAGGTTCATCATTACTCGATTTGTATGTGCTTTTATCAGTATTTAATGTTTCATCATAATATTTTTTTATTTCATTAAATGTTGAAGTATCAATTGTAATTTTTTCATTGTTTTTTCTATTATTTAATTTTTCTTCAACAACTTTATCTAACATTTCTTTTATCTTGCTTTCAACTACACAAGGATTTTTTTTATTTAAATGTTTTGTGTAATGTCCTTTTTGACTAAATGTTTTTCCGCATTTTTCACAACTATAATTAACCATTTTTAGTTATATATATATAATATATATAATAATTTTAAATCAATTTTTATTTAAAAATAACTCTAAATAGTTAATCAATCTAAACAGCGTTTTAAATGTCTAATGCTGTAAAATAAAAATAATATTGTTTACTGTTTAATTATCGGACATTTTATATTTGGTGTTACACCATCTTTGCCGTCTTTGCCATCTTTACACGGTTTACAAGATGGTATTTGTATTATAACTTCATTAGTCGAAGTTGGTCTATATTTATCTCCCTTTGGATATTTACCCAATATTTCAGTTTCGCCATCACTATTTGTTGTTACAAATTTTAAATGTGGAATATTTAAATTTTTGTTTATATCCGGTGAAATAATACATTGCGAAACCGTACCATCTTCGCCATTTACACCAGAAATACCAGGTTGTCCATCAATACCATCGCGACCACTTTTACCTCTAGGTACTGGTATTATTAATTCTGTTAAATTATTTTGTAATATAAATTCATCAGAAGGATAATTGTCTTGTGGATATGTTGTTAATATATCAAATGTTGTTTTTGTGTCATCTTTGTATGATATAAATTTAAATAAGGGCAATTTATCTCCATCTTTACCATCTTTTGCGGGTTGCCCCATTGGTCCCATTGGTCCTTCAATATAAACTGTTTGTCCCGGCACAGTTTCTCTAATTATTGTCGATGATGGTGTTGTATTTTCACCTAATTTTGATGAAATAATTCCCATTTTATTTTGTGCCTGCGATATATCACGAACTTTTTGTATAGTAAACGGTTCTTTTAATTGATAATGTTTTATATAATTTAATATTAGATATATAGAGATTAACAAAATCAAAATAATATTTATAATATATATTATTTTTAACATATTTTCTCTTTTATTTATTACATATTTTTTTTATTAATTCTCTTCACATAATAAAAAACCAAATGGTGTATTTAGTATATAATTTGGATAAGAATTTAAATTTATTTTTTCAATATTTTTATTTAGTTTAACAATTTCCATTATATTTTTAAAATCATTATTAAAATAATATACAACTTTCGTATTATTTTTAAATTCTAAAATTATTTTATCTGATAAACTATTTTTATAATATATAACATCAATATAATTATTTAACATTAAAAAATCATCGAAATTAATTTTTTTAATTATATTTTGACGTTTCTTTATTTTATTAATAATAGATAATTCATAAATATGATTTAAACTATTTAAATAATTATATTTATCTATTACTATTTTATGCTCATTGTTTTCTGCATTATTAACAGACAATTTACTTAAATATACATTTGTAAAATCGTGTGTATTATTGTAAGATACACTATTTATAGGTGTTAATAAATTTTTTTTTAAATTTTTACTAATAAGTAAATTTGCAATAAAAGCATCTGAAAATATTAAATAGATAAATAGTAAAATTAATTTTTTATACATTAAATATAATTACTTAATAAATATTTATATAAAAATAAGATTTTTAATTGGAATATGCTAAACCTCCCATACCAGATAATATTCTTAATACATTATAATTGACGGCATATACATTTATCATCATATTAGCACTGCCACTTCCTTCAACATATAAATGAGCACTATCTATGCGAGACATATTAAGAGTACCTGATGGTTGATGTTCTTCGGGTTTTAATGCAAATGAATATACATTTATGTTTTTACCATCAGGAATATTAGTATGATGTTGATATGGTTGTACAAGAGAGAAATAATCTCCGTGTCTTTCGGCAATACGGTCATTACCATTTAATTGTATTTTACCTTTTTTAGTTTCGGTATAAGTCCAGGGATCAGTATCTACAAAAGTTGTCCAAACTAATTCTTTAACAGGATGGTTAAAGTTCATTCTAACTGATTTAAAACCAGATGATAGACTTTCTGAACCGGTGAATTGTAATTGTTCAATTAAATATTCGTGTGATAATTGTGCAAATCTTCTTCTTTCATCAGTATCTAAATAGACATAATCAACCCATAATTCTGCATTAGAAAGTGTCAAACCAGTTGTTGCTGACGCAGCAAGTAAATCACTTGCTGTTGCAAATTCTATATTTACTTTAACTTCATGATATTGTAATGCAATTAATGGTAATGCTAGACCTACATTTCTGCAAAACCAAAATTCTAATGGCACACATACATCTTTAGTATTACCATTATTTATTACAGATGCACCAACCATTATATCATAACCATTTCTTTTGCCTTTGGGTAATGATAATTCATTCCATATATACATCCATTCACCATATTGTTTGTCAATGCGCTGTCCGCCAATTTCTAATTCAACATTTTTTAATAATCTTAATCCATAATAATCTTTTGTATCACCACCACTAGTGTTGTTCAAACTTCCTTTAAAATACATTCTATTTATTAAATCACCATTGCGTGTTACTAAAACACTTACACGGGAACCAAGAGACGCATTACCATTAAAAGTTTGTTGTATAGATTCTAACGCAAAGTTAGTATGTCTGCGATAAACTACTTTAAAAAAAGTAATTTGTGGATTTCCTGTTAAATAAACATCTTGAGCACCATATGCAACTAATTGTAATAGACCTCCTCCCATTATTAATTAATCCTTCTATATTATAATAAAAGATAATAAAAATAAATTTAATTAGAATACGCTATACCGCCCATACCCGACAATATTCTTAATACATTATAGTTAACGGCATATACTGAAATATCACCATCAATATCAGAAGTAACATTTAATACGGCAGTATCTATTCTTGACATATTAAGAGTGCCAGATGGTTGATGTTCTTCTGGTTTTAATGCGAATGAATATACATTTATACCTCTACCAGTTGGTATATTTTCGTGATGTTGATATGGTTGTATCATATCAAAATATTTACCTTCCCTTTCGGCAAAACGGTCGTTGCCATTTAATACAAGTTTTGCAGATCTTACAGGATTTTCTACGCCAGTATTATATACATACGGATTATTACCAATTGTCCAAACTAATTCTTTAACAGGATGATTGAAATTTAATTTTACTTTATTGGTACCAGTAGTAACACCTTCAGAACCAGTGAATTGTAATTGTTCAATTAAATATTCATGAGATGATTGAGCAAATTTTCTGCGTTCATCAGTATCTAAATATATGTAATCTACCCATAAAGAAGCACCATCTAAAGTAGCTGGCGATGCGGGCGCCCCAAGTTCAATATTTACTTTAACTTCATGATATTGTAATGCAATTAAAGGTAACGCTAAACCTACATTGCGACAAAACCAAAATTCTAATGGTATATGAAATTTACCTGATGCAGCACTACTACCTCCAGCAACCATTCTTTTATAACCTTCTTGTTTTCCAACTGGTAAAGATAATTCATTCCATATATACATCCATTCGCCATATTGTTTATCTATTTTTTGACCACCAATTTCTAATTCAACTGATTTTATTAATTTTAATCCATCCCAATTTTTGGCGTTAGTCATATCGGCAACTAAATACATTCTATTAATTAAATCGCCGTTTCTAGATATAGTAGAAGTTACTCTTGAACCAGCGGCAACTGTGCCATTAAAAGTTTGTTGTATAGATTCTAATGCAAAATTAGTATGTCTGCGATAAACTACTTTGAAAAAGGTAATTTGAGGATTACCTGTTAAATAAACATCTTGAGCACCATAGGCAACTAATTGAAGAAGACCGCCACCCATTATTATTACTTTCTTTATATTAATAACATTAGAAAAAAAATTTAATTAGAATAAGCTAAACCCCCCATTCCGGATAATATTCTTAATACATTGTAATTAACAGCAAAAACTGAAATAGTATCATTATTCTGAATAATGTTATATTTATGTGTTAATATAGCACTATCGATACGTGACATATTAAGTGTTCCGGAAGGTTGATGTTCTTCAGGTTTTAATGCGAATGAATAAACAAATATATTATTTTTTTCAGGAATATTAGTATGATGTTGATATGGTTGAACGTGAGAAAAATATTTTCCATCCCTTGGCGTAAATCTATCATTACCATTTAATTTTAAATTTGCAATATTTAAATTATTTTGATAATTAGGCCATTCAGTAGTAGTTATATCATTAATTTTTTTATTAACCCATACTATTTCTTTAACTGGATGATTAAAATTTAATTGTGTTTGCATTGATTTTGAACTAATTATTTCTTCGCCTGTAAATTGTAATTGTTCTATTAAATATTCATGCGATGATTGAGCAAATTTTCTACGTTCATCAGTATCTAAATATATATAATCTAACCATATATTTATTTTTGGAAAAGATATATTATTTACATCTGTAACATATACAATATTATCTTCGTCAAATGTTACTATAGGATCACTACCCGGTTCATCTTTACCTTTAATTTTATGTATTCTGGCTTTTAATATAATTTCTTCTAATGAACAAAATGTTATATTTAATTTTACTTCATGATATTGTAATGCAATTAATGGTAATGCTAAACCAACATTGCGACAAAACCAAAATTCTAATGGAATAATTAATTTATTACTTTCCTTATTTTCTTTTGATGATAATAAAAGGCCATCCGAACCTACCATTTTTTTATAACCTTCTTTTTTTCCAACTGGTAATGATAATTCATTCCATATATACATCCATTCACTATAATGTTTATCTATTTGTTGCCCGCCAATTTCAATAGAAACATTTTTAAGTAAAATTAAACCAACATAATTTTTATAATTTTGATAAGTGTCCAGTAATTCAGCGTTTCCGCTAATTATTTCACCATTCTCTTTTATTTTATCAGTTAATGTTTTTAGTTCAATTTCAATATATGCACGATTAATTAAATCACCGTTTCTTGATACAGTACATACAATTTTATTATTAAATCCTGGTGTGCCATTAAAAGTTTGTTGTATAGATTCTAATGCAAAATTTGTGTGCCTACGATAAACTACTTTAAAAAAGGTAATTTGAGGATTACCTGTTAGATAAACATCTTGAGCACCATATGCCACTAATTGCAATAACCCCCCGCCCATTATTCTTTCCTATTATTATATAAGTAAAATAAAAAAAAATTTAATTAGAATATGCTAAACCACCCATACCTGATAATATTCTTAATACATTGTAATTTACTGCAAAAATAGATACAGTATCACCAGGAGCTGGTGATGTTTTATATTTTTGTGCTAATATAGCACTATCTATGCGAGACATATTAAGAGTACCAGATGGTTGATGTTCTTCAGGTTTTATAGCGAATGAATATACTTTTATGTTAGTATCAGGAATATTAGTATGATGTTGATATGGTTGAACATGAGAGAAATATTTTCCATCTCTTCTAGCAAATCTATCATTGCCATTTAATTTTAACAAAGCGGAATCTAAATTATCACCATATGAAAAATCTCGAGAAACAGTAGTAGATTTTTCAACCCAAACAAGTTCTTTAACAGGGTGATTGAAATTTAATCTGGTTTGTGTAGATGTTGAAATGCTTTCTTCGCCAGTAAATTGTAATTGTTCAATTAAATATTCGTGTGATAATTGAGCGAATTTTCTTCTTTCATCAGTATCTAAATAGATATAATCAACCCAAATATTAACATTTGGGAATGCAATAGAAGTTGAACCTACACTGAATGTTGTAGGTAGCGAACCATCAGCTCCTGAAGTAAATTCAACGGTAACATCACTCAAACTAGCAAATTCAATTTTAAATTTTACTTCGTGATATTGAAGTGCTATTAATGGTAATGCTAAACCTACATTTCTGCAAAACCAAAATTCTAATGGTACAAATAATTTATTATTATTTGTTTTTGATAATTCTAAACCATCTTCGCCAACCATTTTATTATAACCATCTCTTTTACCATCAGGTAAAGATAACTCATTCCATATATACATCCAATCAGAATACTGTTTATCAATTTGTTGTCCTCCAATTTCAACAACAACATTTTTAAGTAATTGTAAACCTACATAATTTTTATATAAAACAAAATCTGTATCTGCAGTGTATTTGTCGTCTGGTAATTGATCATCATCATCAACAATTTGAGGTAAATCCATTTCAACATATACACGATTAATTAAATCACCGTTTCTTGATACAGTACAAGTAATAGTATTATCAAAACCGGCAGTTCCATTAAAAGTTTGTTGTATAGATTCTAATGCAAAGTTAGTATGTCTGCGATATACTACTTTAAAAAAGGTAATTTGGGGATTACCAGTTAAATAAACATCTTGAGCACCATAGGCAACTAATTGAAGAAGACCGCCACCCATTATTATTAATTCTCTTTATACTATAATATAAGAAAAAAATTTATATTAAAATGTTTATAGAAAAAACATCTAAAAAAAGACTTAATAATAATGAAAAAACTAAAGATAATTGTACTTTAGATACAATGCATCATAATATTATAGAATTATTTGAAAATAAAAAAAAAGAAGAAAATAATTTACTTATTAAATTAGAAGAATTAAAGAAATATAATTCAGAAATAATTAGTAAAATAGAAAATTTATCAATAAATAAAGAAAATTTAGAATCAGTAGAATATAAAACTTTATGGAATAGTAATATTGAAACAAAAGAAAAAATAATAGATTTAAAAAAACAAATAAAGGATATAAATAACTATAACGAAATAGAATATTATAAAGATACAAGCGATATATTGTTCAATTATTATGATATAATAGAAAAAGAATCGAGTATAAATTATCAAAAAAATAAAAGAACAATAATGGATGCATTTAATAATAAAAACATATGCGAAACAAATAAAGATAAAACAAGTTTAGTAGATGAATATCTTTCTTTAACTAATAAACAACACGTTAAAAAAATAAATAAAGAAAATATCGAATTGTGTAAAGAATGTAATACAACACTAACATGCTTACAACACGAAGCAATTATGATATGTGAAAATTGTGGTTTTCAAGAATTATTATTAGTTGAACAAAATAGACCGATATTAAAACAAAATGCGAAAGATGTTTCTCATTTTAGTTATAAAAGAATAAATCATTTTAGAGAATGGTGCAATCAAGTACAGGGAAAAGAAAGTACAGATATTCCAGATGAAATATTTGAAAAAATTATTAATGAAATAAAAAAGGAAAAAATAAGTGATACAAAAAAAATTACATACGCAAAAATGAGAGAAATATTAAAAAGATTGCGAATAAATAAATATTACGAACATATTAACTATATATTAAACCGAATAAATGGAATACCTACACCGCAATTTTCAACAGAATTAGAAGAAAAATTATGTATAATGTTTAGAGATATACAGGCGCCTTTTTTAAAACATTGTCCCAAAGATAGAAAAAACTTTTTATCTTATAGTTATGTTTTATATAAATTTTTTCAAATTTTGGGTTTAAATGAATATTTAAAATATTTTCCGTTATTGAAAAGTAGGGAAAAACTATATTTGCAGGATCAAATATGGAAAAAAATATGTATAGAATTAAATTATCCGATTATTCCATCATTATAATTTTTTTATTATATCTCTAATATTGTTTTGTTTTCCATTAAAATGATTTTTTGATAATAAACCAAGTACGTGCATAATATCTTTTGTATTTTTTTTTACAATTTTATTTTTGCCACCAATAGCAGCAAAATTTGATAGTGGTGGATTATAACTTAATGTATCAGTTTGTGATACATTTATATTTTTAGGCATTTCTTGAATATCATTTATTGTATAGGGTGCAGCGGCATCTAATAACATTTTTTATCTAAAATATATAAACAATTAAATTATATATTTTTATAATAATGTATACATTTAAAGAATTAATAAGCTTATATCATAAAATAAATGAAAATGATATTGATTATTTTAATAATCGTTACTATATAAATTTATATAATAATATACAAACAGATATTGACAATGAAACTATATTAGAAAGTATTGTAATTAATAGTATTAATTATAATATGAATAAAATTAACAAAATATATATTATAATACCATTAATTTATACAATAACAATTTATCTTGGATTTAAACAATTTATATGTATGATTAAATAAATAGAATAAATGAATTTATATAGTGACAGACTAGGTAAATTAAATTTTGATGGCACAGATGGTTCATTAAATTATATAAATTTAGATAGTAAAAAATCTATAATAATAGGAGAAAATGCAGGAGAAAAAATATTAGTATCTAATACTTCAAACAATGAATTTAATGTATTAATTGGTAACAATGTTATAAAAAATGGTAATCATGTAAAAGAGTCAGTAATAATAGGATATGGAATGTGCAAAAATATTAATAATGGTGAAAAAAATGTATTAATTGGTTATGATGATACAGAAAGGGAATTTAAAAATATAAATAATGTTATATCAATTGGTTATCTTAATATTATAAATTCAAATATAAACAATAATTTAATATATGGAAATAATAATAAAATATTATCAGAAAATTCGATATTAATAGGTAATAATAATAATATTTATTCTGATAATAATATATATATTGGAAATAATTTAATTGAAAATTGTAAATTAAATATAGACGATACAATTATAAAAAGTAATGAAAATTATATATATATTGGAGCAAATCCAAGTGATAAAGTATTAATAGGGCATGATATAAGAGATAATAATATAAATGAAAATTTATCATCTATAAACGTAAAAAATGGATTACAAACTGATAAAATAAGTATAAATAATGTTACATTAAAATCGCCAAATATATCAAGTAATATTGAATATATATTACCGAATAATAATATAAATAATTCAAATGAATATTTATTATCAATTAAAAATAATAAAGAATTATATTGGAAAGATTATAATAGTTTGTCAATAAAATCGTTAGATGATATAAGTAATGGAAATAAAAATAAATATATTACAGATAATATTTATAATAATAATTTAACTATAAAGGGACTATTAACA